TTCAACTTCTTTTCCGTGCCTTCTCTCATCAGGTTGATTTCATCCTGTTGGTTCTGACGGTGAAGTGAAAGAAGTTGTTCGGCTGTCTTTTTTTGTTCTTTTTTTTGCTTTTCATCAGCTTTTTCCTGCTTGGTCAAAGAACTACCAGTAATACCGCCCAAATTTTTATAGGCCTTTTCAGTTGTTTCTACTCGTTTCTTAGCTTCTTCATACAGCTTTGAAGTAAACTTGGATTTATTCTTTCCTATTTCAGAAAGTTTCTTCTTAGCATCATCCCAGTCTTTCTTCGCTTTCTCATAATCCTGCTTGTAGGTAGTTTTATTCTTCTCTGAATCAATTCGGGTTTGCTTGACTGATTTTGCTGTATCTATAAGTGTTTTTATGTCTTTCACATTATAGATTGCTTCATCAGACAAAGTACCCTTAATATCAATAGGCAAACGAAGTTTCACAGTTCCATTTTCCCCCTTTCCTCTGATACGCTTCTCCAACTCAGAGATGTAGCGGTCAAACTCATTAGTATTAACATCTTTAAGATTGGAAATGAACTGTTCGGAGATGCCTTTGCCTTTTTCTTGCAGCATGACATCACGCATAGCACGCAATTCTTTTAGTTTCTTCACATATCCATCAACGCCTTGCTGACCGGAAAGAGTTTTCAGCAGATTCTCGTAATATTTGATTTCAGATTCAATGTTAGAAAGTTCCTTGGTTTGCTTTTCTCCGGCACGTTTCGCATCTTCTTCCGTTATCTGTTGCTTTAGTTTAAGTATATCAGCCAACTTAATGGTTTCGATGTCATATTGAGCGAATATCTTAGGGTATTCTTTTCTTAACTCCGCTAAACTTCGACCTCTTTGTAAATCCGACAACGCTATATCACGAGAACTTTGTACGAGGGAATCAATCTTCTGTTTGTGTTCTTCTTCTTGCTTTTTAGCTTCTTCTTGCTGTTCATTAAACCTTCTCTGTGCCTTTTCTGCTTCTGTTGCCGAATCGCGGAAAGCCAACATTGCAACTCCAAGTCCTACTACAGCAGTAGCCAACAACACATAAGGATTGGTAAGCATTGCAGCGTTTAAAGCTAACTGCGCTTTTCGTGCCAATAAACGGGCATTGGTAAGTCCAATCTCCACAAGAGTATGTTTACTTTCGGCAGCAGTAACAAGCATCACTGCGGTCCGGTATGTACCATAAGTAACCACTAATCCAGCCAAGATTCTACCTACTGTTTCATAATTCTGAATCAACGAAGTTGTCATTTGAATACCGTCCATGATAACACTTTCCGACTTTGTTCCCAATTCGTTAAACACGGAATCCAAAGCATCCTGCATCATAGAAAGCTGACCGTTTATCTCTTTTGAAGCGTTTTCGGACATCTGATAGAATCGACCACCAGCGGAAGTAGCATCTATAAATGCCTGCTGAACCATTTCTGCGGAAATAGCCCCCTTAGACATCTCATCTTTGAGGGTAGCGATAGACTTACCGGTCTTTTCAGACATGATTTGCAGAGGATTAAATCCTGCATTAATCATCTGATTGAGGTCTTGACCCATAAGTTTACCGGCAGCGGACATCTGAGAGAATGCCAAAGTCATAGAATTAAACTTTTGTGTGTTCCCCATAGAAACATCGCCAATAGCTTGTAGATAACGGGGAACTTTCTCGGCTTCAATGTTGAAACCAAGCATCATCTGCGTGGCTGCTGTTACATCAGAAAATTCAAGCGGAGAAATTTTAGCGAACTCACGAACTTGTGACATGAGGGCATTGGCTTTCTCTTTGTTTCCCAATAAAGTTTCAATAGCAGTGTCAGCAGCCTGGAACTCGCCACGTACACGAATCATTTCAGCACCTAATGCTTTCAGTACTCCAGCACCACCAATAACCGCCAAGGCTTTCTTCCAAGAAATAGCAATACCATTATTAGTTTCTACAACCTCTTTTGCGTCATCCTTGTAAAGGGCGTATTCATCACGTAGTTTTTTTACTGACAGACGTGCTTCTGCCTGTTGCTGGGTTAATCCAAATAAAGCTGCCTTTTCTTCATCAAGAGCTTTGCGGGCAGCATTGTATTCTTCTAACTTGCTATTTGCTGATAACGGATTCCTTTTCAATGCTATACGATAAGCATCCCCAAGTCGTTTTACATCCGCTTCAATATCCTTAACTACCGCTTTTTGAGCAAGAATCTTCTCTGTGAATCCATTCACGGCCTGGGAAGCATCGAAGATTTTCCTTTTGAATCCCGTTTCCATCTCCGCTCCAGCTTTGGCTGCATTAGTCACCAACTCATCCAATCTTTGGTTGGATGCAGCAAGTTGGGCATTCAAAGCCTTGAAAGCAGCAGGAGTCTGCGTGCCATCCATGCTCATTAACTCCTGCTTTAATTTTGCAATTTCATTACGAAGTCTTACAACTTCTTCCCAGTCACTACCTATCTTAAAATATAATTTTGACATATCTATTTCTTTTTCCTACGATTAGCCAATTCCTTACCACTGATTCTATTCACCTTCTGACCACCATATACTGCGCGTAATTTATCCCGTTGCATCATCAGCAGATTCCGATAAGGGATAATCTCAAACACTTCTGTATAACTCAGATGCAGCGTGTCAATCAAATGGGCTATCTGCCCGAAGAACGTTGTGTTTCCTACTGTTTCGGTCTTGCTGCCAGCATCGACACGTTCCTCATCGAGCTGACACACTGAAAAGCCGAAATATCCATCATAGAGAAACAGACTTCCAAGGCATCTTTGACTTCTTCAAAAGTGCCGTTCTCCAATTCTTTGACCAAACTATCATTCCCGCAGATGAAGCATGAAATACCTTTCAGCATATCTTCAGTAGCTTCAGGAAGCTCTTTAATAGCTTCCATGACATTATCTCCAGTCATGCCGATATTGGAAAAATGATGAATGGCACGACAGATAATTTTAATTGTAGGAGGTTTAATGGTATAAACCATCCCTCCTATCTCCACATTCATGAAATCCAGCCCTAACAAAGCATCAGAAACCGTTTTTGCTGCTTGATTCATATTCTTAAACTAAAAGGGGGAATGGTATATATCCATCCCCCGGTTATCACTCTTGTGCTTTTACCAATGTTATCTCTTTTTTAAGAGTGGTATCAACTTCAGAAGGAGTGGTTTTAATATCTCCTGACTGAGTGACGTACCCCACTTTCGACACTTCATAGTGAACGGTAGCCCCAGCATTCACCTGCTTTGACTTGACCGTTGCACCGTCCAGCTTTACGGTCGCATCGGAAGGAGTAGGTACAATGGTTACTGTAGTTCATGCCTGCAAAGCTTTAATCTGCCCTTCTTCATAGTTATACTCAGAAGAAACACCTTCGATTCCCGGTTCCTGCACCAAGCCTTTTACAGCGATTGCAATTGCCTTATCCGTATTGGCTTCACGGGAAACAATACGGCATTTTGGGAAGATGAACCAGACATCATCATCGGTCAGACAGAACAATGCTTTGTTGATAATAACTTTATCCAAAGCACGCTTCCAACCTACATCTTTAGATGTTGCCTGAATAACATCGCCACCCATGAACGCTTTCTTGGTCTTCCAGTCATATTGTCCGATAGAGAAAGCGGGCGATACTTCTCCCGGCACATCATCGTAACGGTAATTCTTTCCCGTTAATTGGTTCTTGTACCCAGTGACGGAGGCTTCCGTTTCCTCAATCTGCCACGTTTCCCCGTGTACATTCAAAACCTCATCTTTCGCTTTGATAGCGGCTTGAATCAAAGTCTTTGCGATTTCGGGGGTAATGTCTGCCGTTACCTTATCAATATCGGCAAACAAGATTCTTTTTATTCCTACTGCTGAAATCATAATCTTATAGTTTTACATTTATTACTTCAAATAAAATTCTCACATTCACGTAATGGCATTTCAAAGCTGTATCCGCTTCCGTGCCAATTGATTCGATAGAATAACGATAGGTTGTACCGTCATAGGTGCTTACTACATCATCAAGCAGCTTGCCAGCCTTTCTTTCAAGTTCGTTAAGCCGGATTGTGTTCGCTTCATTCTCGCTTAAATTGGGTACACATAGATTCACTTCTGCAAAAGATTTCTTCCAATACTTTCCCGGCTGTTGTTTCTTCGTGTGGATGACAATCCTTTCGGACTTCAATTCACCCGTCAGCGTTTCACCATCAGGCACTATATCTATTCCGAAAGCCTTGCAGTCCCGATAGAGAATGTTTCCTATGTCGGTAGTTACTATCATTCCACAATCTCCCAATCTTCTGCAAATACATCACTGATAGACGGAACCCATGAATCAGCGCGTCCAGTATTCTCATTGTAAATAAGACACTGGCTTGTGTAGTCAATAAAGCCCTTGCCTTTCAGAATAAGGTCTTTTGCTGATTGCGGAATAGATTGCATCTTGGGGATAATATCACTATCAATATGTGCTGGAACCTGTTTGAACACCATTAATCCTTTTCCGTTCCAACCGCTTCTACGAATTGGAAAACCTGCTTTGAGAGCCATAATAGCCATACCAAAATTCATCTTTATTACTTTTGCACCATCAGAACCTTGCATACGCTGTATGCGAGTATCAAGAAGCCGTATATAGTCGAACATTGTACAACACTGCATTTCCAGTAAACACTTGTTGTACATATCATTAACGACTTCATCCATTTTCCCTGAATCTATGAAAGCGGCTAACTTTACATATCTTCCATTGACTTCTTCGGCTTCTATCTGCATACGGTCAAGTGATGTATCGGCGAGTTTATACGCCTCCTCAAACGGTTCCGCTGGCGACCAACTCTCGTACCCGTCAGCATATTTAACGTGATAACCCATGCGCTTTGCATACTCTGCATCAGGCACTCTGCCAACTTGTAATAAACCTCTTTCATAAGCCTCGCCCATTGTCATAGGTTCTGCTTCAATCTGTTTTGTTCCAATGTACTTTTTCATTTTTCAAATTCTTCTTTTAATCGTTTCTCCGCAAATAAAG